CTTTACCCACCTCACTGAAAGCGATTTTCTAAAACGCAAATTCAGATTTTGTCCTGATCTCGGTCGCATACGTGCACCTCTGTCCAAAGATTCTATTCTGAAGTGTTTCTATTTTATGAAGAAAGATTCACCTGAGACGCCAGAGGAATTATTTAGACAAAACGTTGACGGCGCTTTGAGGAAAATGAGTCAACATGGTCGGGCTCCTTTTGAGGAGCTCAAATCTAAGTTGAACCATATAGCCCGTAGGCATGAGATTGACGATACGGTTTATTGGTGGGGGTATGACGAATTGATCAACAATGATCGAAAGTTATACTATGATAATTATAGGGGATATTCACTAGCTGATGCACCAATCGGTCCAGCGGTGGATACTGGTTTTAGGAGTGAATCCTTTGATCGTCCTAAACCAGTGCAAAAGACGCAGTACCTCGGTTTGGGGATGTTGGCTGAGATTGTATTAGCAATCTTGCCTTTCTTCAAATCGGGACGGTTTGCGGATATCGGATTGAGCTTTAACGCCTATGCGTGGGTATTAAGCTTAATCACTTCAGCATACTATATGATACCACGATCTGATTTGGATCCGTGGGATAGAACATGGTGGTCGCGGTTAGGGTTTTCTTTACGAGATAACCTAGCCCATATGTGGTTATCACGAGAGAGTGACATTATCCGCAAACAACCAGCATGTATTGTGCTTGAAGGTCCAGCAGGTTCGGGCAAAACGACTTTAGCGTTGGCTTTAGTCAAACATTTGTTCGATCCTATTGGAGGTATTCAAAAACATGAGATTATTGTACTCAACGAAGAAGACGACTTTCAGTCGGAGTACCGTAGTCATCATCGGGTGGTGATCCTGGATGATGTGGCCAATACAAAATTGGGGCCATTGATGACGAGCAATCCATTAAGGCGATTGATTGATTTCGTTAACAATATCCCGAAGAGGGCTTTGAGCCCTGAGGCTGATCTAAAAGGGATCATCAAGATCCAACCCGAACTAGTGATTTTAACATCCAATACACGACGGCTCGCCGCATACTACTTTACGAACTGTGTGGACTCCATATATAGGAGAGCAGAGTTTGTGCGAGTTGAGCGTAATGGAAAAAATCCTAA